GTCTGTAATGTTTGGGTTAAAAGCCTTGTCTGAGTTTTCACCAGACTTTAATAAAATATCAAAAGCCTCTTCGCCTTTAGCGTTAAACTCATCAATGTTTTGCTTAGATACTGTTTTGTTAAAAACAGAATCAAGCATGTTATTAAATCCATCACTCAAACGGCGATTAGTACGAGCAACGGCTATACCATTACGGCGATAGGTAATACCATCTACACGACCAGATAAAAGCAAATAAGTATTTTCTGCATCACTAAAAACCTTTTCGGCTTCATCTGCATTAAAGACTTTGTTTCTTTCCAAGAAAGCAATTGCTTCATCATTGTTGTAGCCAGGAGTTAACTTACCAATTGCACGGCGAATCTTTGCACGCTCTGCAACCGTCTCTGCCTTAGACAACTTCTCAATGGCTGGACCAAGTTGGTCATTCCAAAGAGTCTGCACTCCCTTATCTTTAAAAGCACGGGATACTCCATAGCCAACATTTCCTGACTGAGCAGCATCAGTAACCATCTGCGCTAACTGAGAACCTTTTCTAGCAGCACCAGATGCACCACCAGTAATCCAAGTAAATGGGTCAATTACAATCTGGTATGCAAAATCAATAACGCCAGAGATGTTCTTAGTTGTTCCGTCAATGTAGTCACCAGCAAGCGCACCATTTTTTGGTGGCTTGGTATCTAGCATACGTGCAACGTCACGACCTAAAGAAACCTGTGCGTACTTGGTTGCATCTAAAACTTGCTTAAACTCTTCTGGTTCATTAAATGCAACCTCAAAGGCTTTAGCAATCTCAGGAGTAAGTTCTCCATATGCTTCTAGGATTTCTCCTGGACGCTTACCTGCTAGCAATCCTTTTGCAATATATACATTTGCTTTACCAAAACGGTCTGTTGCTTCTTTTAAAGCACCGTTATCGTAGACATCTGTACCGTTCCAAGCATCAGACCAAACGTTAGCACTAAAGATATTCTCGCCCTGTGCTACTTGACGGCCCACCAAGTATGGCGTATTGATAGCACGGTTGTAAGCACCAGCAACTTTAAAGACTGCAATCAAAGGACTAGCAACAGTTTTGCCAGCAAACTTTAATGCACCAACAGCACGGTCACCAAAATCTGGTGGTGCTTGCATGTAGTCAGCATCTTTATAAAAAAACTTTAATCCCTCTTGTGCATCAGGGTCAAGACTCTCAAATACCTTGCGAGCATCTGCTGAGTTCATACGAGTAAGTTCTTTATTCTTCTTAACAGCCCAACTCATTTGCTCAAGTTGGTTCTGTTCTTCAGGTAAAAGATTTGCTCGTTGTGCCGCTGAGTAAAGGTTCGGAGACATTTCTGCGACTATGGGTTTTAAAACGCGCATTAAGTATCCTAACTAGTGAAGAAGTTCATTAAGATTAATTCTGCTTCTCCAGAATCATCAAAGAGATTTACTTTCTTAAGAGTGTCCATTGGGTTTGGCTTTGGCTTTGGCATACCAGCAAGAAGTTCTGAACCGCCTCCAGGACCACGGTCAATGCCAGCAGTTCCTGGCTCATCTGGATACTGTGTTGGTGTATCTAAAGATACTGGTTGTGCTGGAAGTGCATCATAAGGAGTACCAGCCATAGGTGCTGCTGTTTGATTACTGTATGTTTGTTCGCCTTCTCCGTATGGTAAACCAGGAATGTATGTAGCAGCCTGTGTAGGAGAGCCATCAGTACGACTAGAAAGAGCACCAGGAAGTGAAACTGGTGTTGGATTAGAAGGCTTCTTGTAACCGCCACGTCCGCCAGATTCTGTTATCATTCATCATCCTCTTCTTTGTCATCAATAATTTCAGCCTTAGTGCCTAACACTTCGCTGTTATATTCTTGAGCCATCTTCATCATGCCATAGGCATTCCATGGTGTCATGGCTTCACTAACTTCTGTGTGTAAATAGCGGGACCCTTCGTAGTCTGCCCATTCGGTTATTAACAACCAATTGACGCAGATGTAATCAGTCCCCTTCTCATCCTCTTCTATAAGGATTCTTAGTGCTTCTTCAATTTTGTCTCTAAATGTTTTACTCATTTTGCATGTTGTACTTTCACTATGACTGGTTCAGCCGTGTGAATATCCCAACGTGAAGCGATGTTAATCGCCATTCTAATATCTAACTCTGCCACCTTTGGCGTAGTTTGTTTTCTATTTGTAGCAAAAGCCTCAATGGCACCAAGAGCAATATCAGCACCAGACCCAGCACAGTAAATACCACGCATATCCCTATCCCAAGAATAATCTTCAAAGATAGGATAAATAACTCCACGAACGACAACAAGAAATTGCGAATCATGTGCTGCTGCATCCCCGTCTTCTTTCATATCATAACCAGAATCTATAAACAATTTACGCATTTCTGGTATAAATGTCTGAGTCATGAATACATCTAAATCATCTGTTACACGTGGCTTAGGTGCTTTCCACCCAAACTGTAAAATGTTAGAGCCACGGCTTGCCCCTGAACCTGCAATTAAAACTCCGTTGTTTTCAATAATCTTATGTGTTGCAAGTTCCATACAACGACCATCATCACCAGATGAACGGGAATCACAACCTACTGCTGCCCAACCATTACCTTGAATTGCTACTAATGTTGTCATTGTCCCCTCCTTAGATTATTGTCGCGTTACAGTTCTTGCTCCACCACTTGCTCTACCGCTGGCACTAAGGCTAGAGAATAAAGATTGAAGTGACGCTGGTGCTTCAGGAGCGCCTGCTGCTGGCGCGGCGGGAGCAGGGGACGGTTGCTCAACCATAGGTGCACCAGCAGCAGGTAATTCTTCTGGAGCGAATACATCGTTAATAGAGTCTTCAATAGACTTACCAGATTGGCGAAGTCGAATGACATCAGCAATCTGCTTAACGATAGTAGTTGGGTCCCCGCCTGAAGCAATTAACTGTGGAATTGCTTGTGCACTTGCCTGTAATGAAGAGACTAATGCGTTACGCATTTCTTCTACTTCAATCTTTTCTTGTTCCTGAGTTACGTTAATTCCAAATGGAAGTTCACGTTGTGCTAAATCCTTAGAAATTAATTTACCGCCAAGGGCCTGTAACATAAAGATAAGTCCCTGCGCTGGGTTAAGACCAGCCAGCATTCCATAACGGACATCTGCTGAGTAGTCACCCTTGATATTCTTTGATGGTAAATAGTCAACGGCGTATGGTGCTCCCGCATCTACGCCACGAATTGTCTTTTCAAAGTTGTAAAACTTTTCATCAACCTCAAAGCAAAGAGAAATAACATTCTTAAGAGCAGAGGCAAAGATAGCCTGTGCTGATTTAACTTGTGTATCAAAACCACCCATGAGTGCCTGAACACCCTGTCCCGTAATAATTGATGCATCAAGATTTCCAGTACGAGATTCTGGGTAACGTGTACCCATACGTAGTTCTTGTTGAAGAACCTGTTGTTCTGTAAATGCACCTGCTGGAATTGGAAGTTCGACACGTCGTACTCCTGCTGGTGAGTTAGTGCGGATAACCGCATCTCCACCAAACTCAAACTCCTGTACATCGCCTGGAACTACGATTGGTGATTGAACTGACTTCTCTGCTGCTTCCATTGCAAGTAATGCAAAACGATTGCGAAGCAACTGAATACCAAGAACATCATCAAACTGTCCACGCATTTCGCCGTCTACAGAGGGACGGCGTGCTACTACTACCATCATCTTGCCAATAGGATTTTTAGCCTGTGACAAAATTAAGTTATTACGTGAAGGAACAAAAATTACTGATTGGTCCTTATCGTAGTAACGAATAATATCCATCTGTGTATTAAGGTTCTGGTCGTAACCATCACGTCCTAACAGTTGGTATTCAAACTCAGGGAACTGGCTAACCAATTCTCCAAGTGATAGTGAGTAGCGTTTAGCAAAAGCAATACAACGTCCATAGCGGTCAAACTCTGGGTAAGCCCCGATAGGACTTTCTATGCGAATACGTGGTATGCCTGCTTCATCGTCCAATTCAATTATGAAAGGAACGAATCCAAATGTGATGTACCAGTCTGCGCCTGTATACATCTGTACTTGTAATTCTGAATGGAAAAAATAATTGCTAGCAATACGTGTGCGTGTATCTGCAAATCTGCGAGCATTATCTTTTGCAGCATTAACAGCAGAGCAGTTAACTGCTGGCAATGGTGCCATTACCTCTGATAAGTCACGGGCAACAATGTCAATAAAGTTAGCAACTACATTTGCATCTACACCTTCAGGAAAGAACTCTGGATAAACTTCAGAAATGTTTCCTTTGCGAACGGATAGCACGTCTTGCTGACGACTATCACGCTCTGAAGAGCGGTGCTTTAGGGACTCAACCCGTGCAGCAACCTGTTCTATAGATAATGCCATTGGTTTCCTAACGGTTAATTAAAAATTATTTAAACTTTTTTAAGTGTTCTTTATATTGTTTTGCGGCTAATTTTTCTTGGTCAATACGAATCTCATGTCTCATAGTATCTTTTTGAGATTTTGTAGGACCCATTTGTTTGTAAACTTTGTTAATGCTTTTAGCACCAGCACCTGTAATGCCACCTACTGCTCGTTGTGCTATTTTTTTTGCTGCAATTCTTGCCGCTGCTGCCGCTGCTGCGGCTGCTATTAATGGTACTGGCATTTTATATTCCTATCCGTAGTTCTCAGCCCATTGCTCTGCAAAGGCTTCGTCTAAATTAACTGATACACGTCTATTCATCTGGGCTCTTGTAGTCCAGCGGTTTTCGGTGTATCGCTTCATGTATGAGGTTTGTTGCATAAACTCTCTAGCGCGAATAACCGCAAACCATAGCGCCATAACACAGTCGGTCTTGCCACGGGTATTTGCTTTCCATGTAATCAACTGCTGCACTAATGCTTTCATGCCCTCTGAACCATCAGTAGATGCAATTTCAATAGTGTTATTGCCTTGGAACTTATTATCTCGCATGGTTCCAAACAGTGTTGACATAGATGCAACACCAAAGTTTGTATCCCACTTGTTTTTATTTGTGTGGTGCGCTTCTAGGCGTACTCCATAGGAGGATAGCCATTGACGCAAATCATCATCTAGAGAGTAGGCTTTCTGGTGAGCGTTAATCTCAACACGAAACTCTTGTGGTTTATACTTTAAAACCAACTCTTCGATTGTGTTACGAATCTTTTGCGGAGTAGGGTCTCCCATATTAATGCAGTCTAAAACGTATATTTTAGAATCTGACCTGTTATAAGTAACAGCAACAAATGCTGCATTACCTGCCATAGCAGGGTCAAAACCAATGATGGTGTATCCCTCAACCTGAGTCGGATGTCCCACCGCGCCTGGTTTCAAGATACCACGCTTACGTGTTCCTTTGATACAGGCTTGAACCAGGGCGGGTGGGAAGATAGAATCTTCTGCGACATCCTCCTGCTGGTAAACCAAAGCCCATGTAGTAGGAGTTACTTCTCCGCGTCTTTTGGCAAGGGCTTGTCCATCCCACTTGGGGAAGAGTCCTTGCTCGTCTGGGGTTTCGTCATCCCCGTCCCACGGTAGGTCTGACTTCGGCCAAAGAGTAACCCAGTCATCTGGCTTTTCACTATACTCCAAAACAGCAGGCATGCCCATGTACGTAAAAGGACACTTACCGCCCGACCAATACTTCGGGTCACGTAACTCTTTATAGAAATCTTGCGTGGCAATTCTCGTCCCAACAATTAATAACTTACCGTTCTTACCCAAACGGGTAATAACTTCTTTTTGTAGCCAGTCAATCTGCTTATCGAACTCATGGGCGTTAGCCGTAGTAATACAGTCGTCAAGGATAATCAGGTCAGCACGTGCACCGTAAATCTGACCACCCATACCCAATGCCTGAAGGGTAGGGTCCTTTTCGCTTGAGTTTCTCGCATCGCCCCCAAGGTAAACGGTATCAACTCGCCAAGTATCTGAGTCTTCTTTCCAGCCCCCTTCAGGACCAAAAGTTGTTTGCAACTTTGTCCAGCGCGGGTGGGATAGTCTTTGCTTGATTGCGTACACGAACTCGCGTGCTTTGTTCAACGTCTTACTAACCACAATGATGCGGATGTTAGGGTTGAGGGCGATACGATAAGTTGAGTAGTTGACGGTAATAACCGTACTTTTGGCGTGCTCTGGTGGCACGTTAATTAGGAGGCGGGTTTTATCTCCAGGCTCATAAATCATATTATCATGGAGCCAGGAAGGGGGTCTATCTTCTAGCAAGTCCACCCAGTCCATATGATGTGGAAACACCCTCTGGTCAAGGAACATCTCGCTAAACTGAGGAAAGGTGATTTCCTCCTTTGCGATGCCCAACGCCTTGATTGAGTTGGACTTTGCATCCTGCAAAGCCTGCTCTAAATCGGCGGCAAACTCTTTATCCCTAAGCATCCAGATTCGGATGGTATCTGGCTTTTTGCCCAGATTCTCCATCGCCTTTTTAGGCGACATACCCTCTGCTACAAGGGCTAAAACTTTACGTTTTGCCTCTGCCAGCGCGGTACTTTGAGGGTTATTAGACCCCTTTTGAAAAGTCACAGAATGGTCCCATCTACAATAGTTACAGTCAGTTGTAACAGACAGTAGATACAGTCTGTAACGCAAGTCTTTAAGAGACTTGCTAC